AAAAGGTTTTACACATTTAAAGGTTTTTGTATCGGCATCTAATAAGATTGAGCTTTCTCCTGTTGGTATATTTGCATTTTCGGTATCGAATCCGGTAAAAGGTCCAAAAACAGGAGTTTGTGGGCTTGCTGCAGGAAATATTACAGTACCTGGTTCTGATACTAAATTATTATCGTCCAAACTTAAAGGTTTTGTTATTCTTCCGCCTACACCCACACCATTCAAATCTCTAATAATATTTCCTGCTGCTTCTTGAGGTCGTACATCTAAGGCGCAGACTCGGGGCATAGACCTATTTTGTACATTGTTTAAAGTCTGAACACGTATTTGATAACTACCGTAAGGTATGTTTTCAATCTTAAAAGTTGATTCGTCCGGTCCAACTACTATAGGATTTGCTATATTTCTTATATTATGGTATATTTCAAAAGCTGCGGTAAGACTATAAGCTGAGCCATCTGCATTTAAAGGTTTTACCCAGGATACATCAGCTGAAAATACTGCATTTTGAACATTAGCGGTTGCAATTGCCTGAACATCGGTCACAGGAGGAACTAGATCGTAGTCTCCTACAGCAGGATATAGAGTATTATCTCGTACAACTGTAAAACCTTCTTCAGACTCAACATCAGTGTACTTCTTATCATAATATTCTGAAGCTATTATAGTAAACTGTCCCTGCTCTTGTTCGGCAATTGTCATTATTTTATACTCTTTTCCGCTTCCTTCTATTATATCATCATTCGCTAATTTTTCTGTCAGTACAAATACAGAACTAGACGTAGGTACCTCAGTCCAACTGCCGTCTATTACTAAACTACTTACTTCCGCGACACCTGCAACATAGGTTAATCCGGATAAGAAACTAGAATCTAACGCCTTAGTCTCTGTCTTCATAGGTCTTTCTACACCTTCTTGAGAGGCATCTTGTGCCTGAGGTAGCAAGACAGTAACATCATAAGACTTACCCGAAGATATTTTTACATTCCTGTCCAAATATAGCATACTAGTACTAGTAGTCTCGTTATTATAAATTTTTAGAGAGTTTGAAGCACCAATAGTACCTGACCAAGCATTAATACTAGCACCCCCAACAGCATCTAAGAGCCCTTTCCCCCAAGATCCTGAGGTTAAAGTAGTAGGACCCCATCTAGAGTTGGATAATGCTGCACCTCCGGTAGTTTTACCTTGCAGATATAACATACCATCTATCCACAATTTTAGTTCTCCTGAAACTTTAGCTTCCCATACTATGGTATGAGATTGGGCATCAAACTCAGGAATTTCTGCTATAGGTTTAGACAGTACTATAGTATCTGCATTGGAAAAAGCGCTTTGTCCTCCTGCTCTATATACTAAATTATAGACTCCATTGATAAGTTGTACACCCAACCACATACCCTCGCTTGCTTTACTAAATTCAAATAGGCATTCATCTTGTGAAAAGGTTCTTGGTAGAACAGCATCTCCAGACATAACCACATTTTGTGCTACATTAGTCGTAGTAACACCAATGGATGTGTTAGTTAAGGTGGGGTGTAAATTGTGTGTAGTATCTAAAGTCAATCCTGCTTCTGGCTGAAATCTTGCTATTCTTCCGCCCAAAGTAGTTCCATGCCTATCATTATCTTGTAGTGTTATAACGTCTCCTGGAACAAGGAAAGCAGCGTCTATAGAAGTAGAAAATTTAACTAATTCTGTTTGATTTACTGAAGTCCATAATTTCCATCTACCATATCTAGTTGCTTGACCTTCAGAGGTGCACCCAAAAGCCATAGCTTCTTCAGAAATAATTTTTCCAGTATTTGCTATATTTTCCGAATCTTCTACAATTAAAGGTTCAATTCTATAGTTAGATCTGGGATTATTCCAACTAACTACTATCTGATTAGCTCTAGTTTTGGAACCTGTTCCTTCGTAAACAAACTCTCCGTTTATTACATTTGTTTTATTAAATACATATATAGGGTCTTTTGACTGGTCAGCAATAGTCGTTACTTTACCGTTCATCCAATAGATAAGACCTAAGAATGTAGTAGCCATATCTTTTAAAACTTTGTACGCATCAGTCGCTTTTGTTAGGTATATATTTGCTCTATATCTAGGCTCTTGTCCTCCTTTACCATCAGGAACTAACTCATCACAATATTTAGCAACTCTATATAAAGAAAAAATATCAACATCTTCTTCAGTTACCCAGTCACCTAATCCGTACCTGTTATTAGTAAGAATATCATAAAATATCCAAGCAGGATTATCTGTGTAAGTGGCAGCAGGTTTAAATGTGCCATCCCATAAACCACTATACGAAGCAGCTGCACCGCCATACAAAGCTCGGGGTGTATAGTTTGAAGGAATTTTTACCTTTCTGCCAAAACACTCATAAGTTCGAGTAGGGGTATTAGGGAAGTTTTTAGACGTAAAAGCCACCTGAGCAAGTGCAGTTAATGGGTAATTTAAAGGCGTATAGATTCTAGACACAAGTCGAGTAATACTTGCTGTTGCGTTCATTTTACCGTTTTCACCCGCATTCTCAGTACCTGTAACAACAGTTACTGTTTGACCATCGTTATTAACTGTTACGCTCTCTGTAGGGTGTAAGCCTAGACCATCATGTCTAGTTAGCCTTTCTACTTTCACATTAAAGTCATCGAAAGGTTTAAAAGGTGTTAAATTTATAGTCACTAACCGGGTCACAGGGGTTTGACTCTTATGAGAATGACTCATAGGGTCATCTGCAGAATAAATTTCGACATTAGTTCTTACATTATTTCTAATAATTTGTAAAGTTACGGCATATTGTGCAACGGCATCAAACTTGTCGCCATTTGTTTGGTCCAGTACATATAGTGAGTTATAAGAAAAAGTAAGGTCAATTTCATCAACGGCTGAAGCCTGTGCTGGAGTGAGATTAAAACCTGCACTAGCTGTTCCTAAAAATTCTGCAGGGTCTGCCGGTGCTGTTGTCGTGTCACTATCATCGTCTTTAAATTCCAAGGGCTTTGCTTGAAAACCTGAACCATTGCCTATAGATACCGGAGCTCCTGAAGCAGCACCTCCGTAAGATGTGAGAGGTAATTGATCTAGCTCTCCTGTTCTAAACTCTACCGCCACTCCTGGTAGTTTTGCTTGTCCACCATTTTCTATAATATCTGCGGGGTCAGAATTAGCACTTCCTAGAGCAGTGTACTCATAAGTACCTGGAGTTACATTAGAATAGGCTGATGAAAGAGTTAAAGTATTTGTACCAAATCCTGAAGCTATTTGCACCCACTGAAATGCAGAGATAGTAAAAGTTTCGTTTGAAACACTACCGGCCTCTGCTATGAAATTGTCCATGACTGACTCAGTAACACCGAAACCCGCAGCATCAATGCTCGTACCATTAATATTACTAAATGTAACAAAACCCAAAAAAGCGCCACTTTTATCGCCCCTCACTTGTCCCATATAACTAGGCAGCTCTGTGTTTGGAGCCGTAAAGGGAAACATATTAGTTACATCAGCAGGAAAATCAGCACCAGTTTTAGTAAATCGAAGTTTATACGTAGTAGCTCCAGTAATTACATTTGTACCTGTTACTACTTTTTGTATGCCAGTAATAGTGCCGCCAAAATTATTATGTTTTACTACTGTTATTGTGTTTGGCCCTAGTATACCAGTACTGCCTGGTTGAATTCTATCGTCTACTATACTTGTTGTTACAGTAAGGTCTCCGTCAAAGGTTACTGTTGGTATAGGAGTATTATCCACGTCATCTCCTGGAATGACAGTATCCGTATAGTCACTACCTGTATCGTCTATCGGGTCATCATTTAAGTATACACTTTTTGCCCCTTCGACTAGTCCTACTATTGGACCTTCTGAAATTAAATCAACAACGTGAATCTGATGAACTCTAGCAAAAGTTTGCTTAGTTAAATCATTGCCAGCATCTTGTGCTGCAATTGTATCTCGATGATTTGTACTCATTATGCTGGCCCCGCCATTCCGCCGCCTAAATTCATAGACCAACTACCGTTCATACTACCTATAGCTCCTATACCTGTTGTTGCGACTGAGTTATCGTTTGCCTTTACATCAAAGGATACCGGTCTTCCAGGAACTCTTAATCTTCCATAAAGAACTGGAATAGGGTCTCCTTCTACAATGTTTTGCTCACTACCGTTAAATAAATAAGATTGAGGCCCCGAAGTATCTACAGAGGGGTCAGGAGCATCCGCCATAGCTAGTGAAGTTAGTGTAAGATTTAAACCCATAGTAAACATGGCAAAACCCACCTGAGCAGAAGAGAATGCACCGAATGCTAAAAAGTCTCCGGCCGCTCCGTAGTAGCCTACAGCCATTAAAGCAACCCCAAGTATAACTCTCAGCCATTTACTCTTTGAACCTCTCGGAACTGGAGTTAAAGTAAAATCTCCCTCTTTTAAAGGAAGTGTTCGCTCATTTTCTTCCATCTCTTTTCCCGCTACTTCTAAAGCAAAATCTATCCCTCTGTCTCCAGATTCTTGTAAGTACTTTCTAAATTCTCCATCAAAATTAGCATCTAATAGGCCTACAACATCCCGTAAATTAGAAACATCTGCTTCAAATTCTTTTACGAAAAGTTCTCCTATTTCTCCTTCTAAGTATATCTTACGGTTCATAACGATAAATTTCCTTTAAATACTGTATCCAAAACGGGTATAAGTTTTCTCTACAAGAGAGTCGGTTTGCGGCATGATGAAAAAATACATCATTGCCTAAAAATATTCCACAATGATTATTAACTTTAGAATCTACACTAAAAACTAAAAAATCACCTACTTTAGGCTCTTCTACTTTCTTAAAGCCCCAAGTGTTTATATGCTCTTCACAAAAATAATCAATTTGTTTATTCCAAAAATCATCTTCGTATGCCATTCTAGGAGGTATCTGAGTGCCTTGCTCTAAGTACCAATCTCTAGCTGCTTCGAAGCAGTCTTTTTGTCCAAATACATACTCTCTACCTATTAAATCAGTTTGTTTATATTTAGGTTCCTGTATATGCATTTCCATACTTGGATAGCTAAATATATAATAAGGCAAAGATAGTGCATTACAGTTATTTATGTCCGAAGGTGAGGGCTCACAAGTAGCATCGGGATGACTATGTACAATTCCTACAATATTTGCTTTCTTTCTTATATCTAAATATTGCTTTGAATCAATTACAAAATCTTCCTCATGTTCTGCTACATTAGTGCAAGGAAACCATTCTAGTTTACCTTGTACAATTCCTAGTACTCCACACCCTTCTCTAGGGTATTCTTTTTCAAAATGTTCTTGTATATCTACTAGTTTATTACTTAAATTTAACACTTCCTGGGAATCCTCCAAAAGGTAGAGATAAAGAAGAAGGTTCTGTAGTTCTTGTTAAAGTATCTTCAACAAGGGAAGCAGAGCCATCAAATAAAGGGTTAAGTTTAGCATGGTATCTTGATTTACAAGAGTTTAAAGTTTTACCACACAAATCTATTCTTTTCCATACTATGCCAGAATCAGTGCCGGGCGTAACAACTGTTGCATCTGCAACAAGTTTTCTCCATATTTTGTTTGAATGCCTAACTACAGCATTAATCGCATAAACAGCTGAATTATTCCAAACTGTAAAAGGTATTACTTCAATCCAAAAATTAGCATTTCCACTTGGAGTTTCGGTGTTGGTATCACTTAAACTTCTCCAATGCTTTCCTGAGTGTGTAACATATTTATTGTTGGCATAAGTACCTGCAGTCCAAGCACCTCCATTACCCGAACCAAGCGTAGCTGCAGTAAGAGCTGTTGCATTTGCTAGAGGTCTATCGTTTCTGTCAAAAAATACTTCTATTTCTATAATAGAACCTGCGGCATTTACGTGAGAAATCTTATTATCTGCCTTCCAGCTACAAGCACCCCTACCTTGAGCTAAACCTTGATATTCCCAAGAGCAATATTTTCCTATAAGTATTCTGCTTGGCAGTTTTACATTATCTACGTCGAAGGGAGAGGCTAGTTCGAATTGAATCATTGTTTTATCTTCAGTAGATATTCTATCTATATAATATCTTCTATAAGGCATTTCTTCTGGAGATGTTGCACTCGTTCCTCCCACTAAAAATTTACGTAATGTTGTTCTTCTTGTTAGTTTTTTACCAATTAAATCATTATATTTAAACGACTGTGCCTGAATAGCTGCCCTAAATACAGATAGAACATTTGCAATCGTAATAGTAGGACGATTGTTTGCACCTGTAGATGTAGACTCTATACCTTCTAGTAACATAGGAAGCACTGTATACGTATTCGCTTCACTAGTATTATTCTTACTTGTATCTCCTATGGGATGAAATTGTACGTCTGTACTATCCTCTTCAAAACCTCCATAGAAAAATAAAGTTGTTGTATCATTTAACTCTAGCTCAAAAAGATCTACAAGACCGGAGTCTATAGCCAGAGTTTGAGCATCTGTTGTAATAATGTTGTTTGTCATACTTCATAGACTCGATTAAAGGTTGCTGTTAAATTATAAAAATCAGTATTGGCATATGTAGTGCTATAAGTACTACAAATTACTTTTATAGTTGCTTCATTGCCTCCACTGTTTGAATCTGGATAAGTAAAGTTAAAAGATGTTACGCCTTTTACTGTATCTAAAAAAGTAGAAATATCATCTATTTCTGCTTTGGTTCTGTTTTGAAACGACACACTAAAACTTTGGTCTAAAGAGTTTATTCCTTGAGCAATACGCTGAGAATAACCATCACCAAATATAGAAGTTCTAACTTTGGGGGTAGTAGTTTTAGTAAGAGACCTATCCGGTAAAGCTCTTGTGCTTCCATCAAGTAGTAAAAAACCTAATGCCATTATGCTGCTCCGTAAGGGCTAAGTATTCCGCCCGATCTTTTTTGATTTTGTAATTCTTTCTGTACTGCTTTAGCGATTGCTCGTCCCATTCCTGCTGATTCCATATCAGACGCATCAGCTCCTTCTTCTGTAGCGTTTCCGTCTTTATCAACGTGAACATTTACAGTAACATTATTTACTTGCCCCGCACCTTTCATATCTACAGGTATTGACTTACCATTTGGAAGGGGTACTACTGCCTCAGTTCCGTGTAGCATTGCAGGATAACCTGCTTGAGGGCCGCTTGCTACTCCTCCGGTTGCATATGCACCCATTTCTTTACCTTTTGAAAAAACTCCACCATATCTAGCAAAGTTATCAAAGCTATTATAACTCATACCTGAGCCTACGTCGCCCGGTGAAAATCCTGCAGGAGACGTAAAACCTGAAATCAATTGTTTTAGTAGATATACTGCAATCATTTCAGCAACAACCTTAGACATAGCTTGTAAAATTGACATTGCCATATCTTTGAACGCATCTTTAACACTTTTTGTGCCTTGAATAATATCGGTAAATGCTTTAGTCATTCCAGACTCTAAAGAGGTTGTGAAAGACTGTTCAATATCATACATCTCGCCCATCTCTTCTCGGGCTTGACCTAATTTTATTTGATTTAAGGAAATTTGACGTTCTATATTTTTAATCTGCTCCCTTTCAGCAGCAGAGATTCCATCTTTCTCTAGAGCTATCTCTTTAGTAGTTCTTAATTGCTCTTGTAAATGCTCTTCCGTTAATTCCGCATCTCGTAGATTGAACTTTCTATTTGTTCCTTTATCAAAAAGACGAAAAGGGTTATTTGCTAATTCTGCTTGCCTGTCATGATTTAATACTGCTTTTTCTCTAGCTTGTATACGCATCTGCTCATTCAATCTTTCCATAAGACTGATTTCAGTAGTTAGTCTAGCAATTTCTGCGTCTGCTACCGGCTTGTATGTTGCGGTATCATCAGCTAGCTTCCGTTGTAACGCAATTTCTTGCTTCAACCCATTTATATACTTTTCGTATTTTGTCTCAGGTAAAAATGCTGCTCTTAAATCTTTACCTACTTTCGCATTTTCTATTTGAACTCTTGTGAGCCCTCCTACTTCTAGAGCAAGGTTTTTATATCCTTCTCTGGAAGCAATTAATTCTTTTGTGTTTTCTGCTGTGCCATCTACGATAGCCTTAACAGATGCTACATATCTTTGTCCTGCAGCACTTCCTCTAATCTTTTCATCAGTGCTTTCTGCAATGCTTGCAGCCTCTCTTTGGATAGCAATTAAAAATTCTTTACCGGATTCAGTTGATTGTAACTGCTGACCAATTCCCTTTCTACTAGCAGAACCTATTGCCATCTGGTCTAATAAGTCTGTAGCATCTCCTGTCGATTCAAAAGTGGCTTGACCACCTGTACCGATGCTAGCAACAGTAGCGAGTTGCTCATCTTTAAGTTTCTGATACATTTTTGCAGCTGACGAAAACATTCCAGTACTAATGTTTGAAAAAGCATTACCAATATTTGCAAGTGTTGATATTGTTGCTGTTCCATCTTCGTTTAGAATATTTTGAATTTCATTAAAGTGTTTTAACTCTTCATTTACTTCTTTGAGTTTATTACCTAAAAGATCGAACTCATCTTTGGTATCTTCTGTAGCATCTTTTGTCTTGAAAAACTCATAGGCAGTCATTCCTAGAGTAGCTATTAAAGCTATCCAACCTAAAGCTGAAAATGCCCTAGAAATAGTTCTTGCTGCCACTGCTCCCGCCGATGCTATACTTGCAAAAACACCTTTAGCAGTTGCCTCTAACCTCTTTAAAGACATTTTATTCTTTTGTTGAGAAAGTGCGAACTCTGCTTCCATTCTTTTATTTGCTGCAGTATTTGCCGCTTTCATCTTCTCTAAATGAATTTTAAAGTCTCGAAGCTCTTTTCCTCGAAGTATTTTCTTTTTCTTTATTTGTTCTTCGAGTTGTTTTATTTGACGATTATTAAGTTGTTTGCCTGCTTTTGCCTGTTCAAGAATGGAACGTTTTGCACCTTTCTGTCCCGCCAACAAACCTGCAACACCTGCTCTAGCACCTGAAGCATCAATAGGTTTTTTTGCATTTAGTGCTTTTTGATATTTCTGTACTTCTGCTGTTGCAGCAGCAAAACTGGTTTTTGATGCCTCCGCTACTCTCTTTGAGCTTTCTACAACATTGCCAAGACCTGGAAGTATAGATGTTATTACAGGTTTGAAGAGTAGTGCAACTGCACCAAGTGCCATTTTAGGGCTGTCAATTAGTACATTTGCAAGAGGTGTTCCCACTTTTACAGCTAGGTCTTTAATATTGTTTACAATATCATCAAATGCTTTTCCTAGTTGAGCAAACTTATTTACTGATGCCCCTGTAATTTCTAGTATTCTTCCGTATTTATCTTCTGATTGAGTAAGTACGTCATTTGCTACTGCTTGCGATCTTTCAAAAGCAGTAAGTTCATCTTTTGTTTTCCCTATAGTTCTTCCATAATTCTCTGTTGCAGTATCAAGACGAAGAATAATACCTAGTTCATCAAGAAGTTCGGGCTCGGCTTTTGTAACACCTTTAACTAGTCGGTTAAATGAGTCTGTAACATCTCTACCTAGAATCAAGGAAGCGTCTTTTGCAGCTTTACCAAGTAAAGTTAATTGCTCTGGATTAAGGCCGGAAGCAACACCAATAGCAGCAGCTTGCGATGCTTCAGTAAATGTAATTTGTGCCTCTGTTGCGGCGATGATGTCATTCGTAAGAGACTTCATTGCAATACCCGTAGAAGATGCATAGGCTTGCTGACCTTCTCGTAGGGATTTAAGTTGTCCTGCTTGTTTCAAGAACTGAAATGCAGCGGAGATAGCGAATAGCTGTGCTGCTAAACTAGCATAAGCTGCTACAAGGCCGTTTGAGCCATCTGTCATTTTTGAGAAGGCTTTAGTAGAGTTCATTCCCGCCTGAGCGACGCCCTTTTGCTTTTTGGAATACTTGTCACTAGACTTGCTGGCGTTATCTAACCCTTCACCGGCTTTCTTAGCACCCAGGCCGACTTTTTTAGTAGAACCCTTATCGTCTACTTTTACGTCTATCTCTACCTTATTCTTTGCCATTAGCCTTTTACGTTATGGGTGAAATTTTTTCCACCGCCCGCAGATTTACGCTCTTCTGCCTTTCTTTTTCTCTCGGATTTTTCAGCTCTGTGCTGTACTAATAAACCTTCATACATTTTCATAAAATGATGAATTACTTGAGGCTCATCAACTTTATATAATTTAAATAAATGTTCAATCTCTGACCAGTCTTTTCCCATATAGGTTCCTGACATTCCTTCAAATCGGTCTGGCAAGTACCCAAATAGCAAAAATGCCACTTGAACCTCGGTAGGGAAATCCGTGGTTACTAGCGGCATCTTTTCGGGGTCTGGCTCATTGCCAAGTTGTTCACACATCTTTAAATATGTGTCAACATTTATACTGTCGCCCTGCTTTACGAAACGCTCAAGTAGCTTAACAGTTGCTGCTACTTGTTCCCAGTAAAATTTTCCAAGTCGCTCACAGTTTCTGTGATCCAACCATCAAAATCACTGGCGTTTCTCATCAACAGCTCAGCATTTTCCTGAGTATGTATAAGTTCATCCTCGGGGTCAAGAGCAGAAATATCCACCAAAAGAAGCTCTTCTAGGTAGCGATATTTTAAGCCGGACCAGCCTTTAATAACGGACTTACAGTACTCTTTTAAGAAAATATCTTCATCAAAATTTTCTACTGGCTGACGAGTTTTTTTATCGAACTTTGTAGTAAGGCACTTCTTACGAAGTTTCATTAGTTCTTCTCTTGCCAAGTAGGTTATATCTACAGTAAAATCATTGTAACCCGGGTAGTCAATGGTTACAGTTTTGCTAGGAGTCATAAGACTCGCTAAAGAAACAGGGGTATCGCTCATTATTATCTATCCTTTATAAAATTGTGGAATGAAAAAAGGGGTGAAAATCACCCCTTGTTTCGATTTTCTATTACATAGTATAGTCGAAAAGACCATCAATGTCAAGAAATATTTTTTGCTATGTTACAAAGTTTGACCGATGTACTTCATAGTTGCTTCGTTAGTACCTTCCAGTGTGCTTGGTAGAGCATGGAAATTAGTTTCCAATGATATAATATCATCAATAGAATGAGTCGGAATCTCTAAGTGACAAGTTGGCATAGCTACGTGGAACTGAGGAGCTGTTGAAACTTCTCCACCAATCTTGAAAGTAAGACCAAAACTGTTAGTAGTAGCATCTGTATCTTCAATCAAGTCTTCAAATAGCTCACCACTCTTAGTATCATTTTCATTGTCTAAGTAACAAGTAAAGTTACCTGTTATACTACGAGTACCGGTTACATGACCAATAGGAGTGTTTACAACTCCTAAAGTATCTGGAGTTAAGAAAGTCATATTATTTGAGAAAGTAATATTTCCTCCTGTAAGTACCACATCGTATGTAGAGCCATAAGGAGCTGTGTTACTCCCCGTTAGAGTTAATGAAGTAAGTCTATTACGAATAAAGTTAGACGTAGCAGTAGTGCCTTCTGTAACTGTCGCAGCTGGAGTTGTAGTACCTTGCTCTGTAATTAACTTACCAAAACCTGACCAGTCAATTTGAGCAATGCCTTCAATATCAAAATTAATAGTTGCTTCGTTTACACAGCATCCTTCAATTTTG